CGTAAAGAATTGTGATCCAGTCGCGATGAACGCATGGTTTTCGGTCGGCGGGAATTCCTGCATCATCGTCAGCTCATCGCCGATATCCTCCGCGACTTTCCAGCGCCACCACCCCATCTGCGTGTCATCGATTTCGACGCCATAGAGCGATTTGACTTCGCGTACCCACTCGCGTTCGTCCGGCGTCAGGCGTCCCTTCGGCCCCCAATACGCTTTCCAGATATCCGAGTGGCGAGGCGCCCTGTAGAAGTTGTTCGCCCAAAAGCTCACGAAGATGGCCTTCTGCGTTACCGCGCGCTTGGCTTCCTCCCACATATCGTAATAGTGATTGAAACCACGCGCGGTACTCTCCCAATGGTAGAAGCGATTCGGATTCGATTCCGCTAAAGAGCTTTTGAGTGATTTGAGGCCTTCGGGATCGCCCCATGATGAAACCTCCGTGGCATGCAGAAACGGAATCGCGGCAGATCGCCCGAGACCCCCGCCGCCGGTCTTTCGCTGGCCGGCGACGCGATACATCAGTCGCGACTTGTTCGCGAAGATCATCGCATTGCGATTATTGACTAGCTGGCGCTGTTGAAACGATTCGGGCAGACCAGCGTAATACATATCGAGGGTGACTCGAAACTGGTCGCGCGAGGGCTCATCGTGTGTAACCAGCATTCCCGACATGGCTCTGTGCTTGAAAATCCAGAACAAGTCGAAGGCAAGGCTGATAGTAGAGATTCCAATCTGTCGACACTTAAGGGTGACGAAGTTTCGTACTCCGTTTTCCATGCCTGCGGCGATTTCATTGAGGACCATCGTCTGAGTGCCCAAGAGTGAGCGCCCAAGGTAGATTTCTCCTTGCTCTTTGGTGTCGATCTTCAGAGCATTGCAGAACCGATAGAACGTCCTTAAGTCAAACGCCGCACTCATTTGCGGCGGATGACAACGATAAGAGTGGCGAACGCGATAAGCAGAATCGCGTCCAACATCCACGCATACGGCCAATCCCAATGGTCGATCATTGCAGCGCTCGAGAACCGGGCACCTGAGTCACGCGCGTAATCGTGCGCGCGAGCCTCTCCATATCCTCGCGCACGTTCGCGATCTGTGCCTGCACATTGGCTAACGCCTTGCGAATGTCCTCGTCAGACACTTCCAAGGAATCCTCGTAAACCCCCACGACCACGCCGCGCTTCAAGCACTCATCCAGGTACATGCACGCCCGGATGAGCGGAGAAAAATCGGCGGGCGGTTCGGGCTTAACTTCCCTCGTGCTGCGCTGCATCGTGCGGCGCCTCAGTGAAAGTTACCGGCTCGACGGGCGCGACGGGGACCGTTGCGTCGGTGTGCGCTGCACTGGCCTCGGCATCGTCGGCCTGAAGTTCGGACGCACTGACGGTCTCACCGGGCTCGGTCGCTGGCTTGGGGTCATCGGTCGGCACTCCCTCGTTTTCGACGTGGTTCTTGAGCGCCTTAGCCTGCCAGTGCCAGTCGTGGATGTCGAGGGCGATGGCGCCGTAGACGCGCTCGTACAGCGCTTTCAGCTTACCCATCAGGGTATGCACGTCATGGTCGACGGCGAGCTGCGCGGCTTCTACCTTGGCCTCGCCATTCTTTAATAGATCGTGTACTCGAGCTGCGGAATCCATATCAGCCCCCTTCTTTTTCGATCTGAGAATCCAATTGTTTCTTGCGCGCGCCGGGCGCGAGCGCTTTCACGCCGTTCGCAAAGTCACTCGCCGTCGAGTCGCCCTGGCTCGTCCCCCTGCCCGGCGAATTGCTTCGGCGAGCTTCGCCCTGTGAGCGCGCTTCCAACGAGGCCAAGGCCGCCTTGCGCTCGGCTGGCGTCGCTTCCTTCGCTGTCGGGCGCTGTCTTGTCGTTTGTCCGGGGGGCTCCGTGCCCATCGGTGTGCCGTAATCCGCCATGTGCTGCTCCTGATATAAGGGGGATATAAACCTGCCGCACGTCGGGCGGCAATGAGAACCCAAATACACGCTCCGAAGGAATAGGGCAAGCCCTGCACTCCTCCTCAAGCGATACATTGTGGAGGCAGAATCGGGGAACCGCCAGCGGCTTGAACTTCGGCGGGACGGCGAGCGGGGTCATCACGTCAAGAACCTCGGCGGCTTTCTTAAGTACCACCGCGCCCAATGCGGCGGCCGGCTGCGATCGGTCGGACGTGACACCGGCCAGCCAGTAAGCAAAATCAGTAGGGGTCATAACTTCACTTCTGTGTCATTTGTTGCGTAGCCTGCGTCACCTCGCCAATGATCTCGCGAGTCAGGGCGCCGTACTTCTCGTCATCGCCTACTACTTCGCCGATAAGCGCCACCACCCACAGTCGATCGCCCGGCCACTTCGGCGGGATCAGAGTCGCGTGCAATGCGCGATTAGTACAAAGTTCCAGCGGACCCTTGACGGTTTGCACGAGACCAACGGCGGCGGGCTCGATCTTTCCGCCGTGGATGCCAGTAGCATCTTGCTTGGAGCGCCAGAAACAAATCTTGGCGCCAAGCTTTTCCAGTTCAGCCATTCGCGCTCGCTGCGCATCGCTCCATCGCGCGCAGAAATACCTGAGGGTATTCAACCAATAGTAGCCGTAGCCGTCGCCGTAGCCGTAGCCGTAGCCGTCGCCGGAGCTGTAGCCGTAGCCGCCGTAGCCGTAGCAGTAGCAGTAGCCGCCGTAGCCGTAGCCGCCGTCGCCGTAGCAGTAGCAGTAGCCGCCGTCGCCGTAGCCGCCGTCGCCGTAGCAGTAGCAGTAGCCGCCGTCGCCGTAGCCGCCGTCGCCGTAGCCGTAGCCGCCGGAGCCGCTCGCAACCCAAGCAGGCGGCTCGCCCCTTAGCAGGTCCATGGTGCCGATTCCCAAGCTTTCACCGCTTCAGGCGTGCAAGCCGCAACGCTCGTGATGTCTCGCAATTCCAAATCAGCCGCAGGCCCGATGCGACAGCCTTTCACCGGCCCAGTTGCCGCTAAACCCAAAAAGCCCTTGGTCTCAGCCGACCAATAAATGCAGTTGCGGGCGGCCCGCAGTTTGATAATCGCGCCATCCGTCTTGGTGGTGTACCCAAAAAACACACCGCGATGCGATGTGGTGACGAGTACCGGGCGCTCTTTTCCGTTTGCTTTAGCCATTACTTGTAATCCTTATGTGCTGTGTACTAAATTGTGCCGAGGTGGCCGATTTTTGCAGCAAATAACATGGCACGCCTTGGTCGTATGATTCAATCGTCATGGTTCCGTTTCTCCGCTGTTCGATGAGCCCATGCCTATCCGGTTAGCACCCATGACCACTATCCATAGTGGCTCTCACGAACTCTGCCGCGACTTGCGGGACGATGGCATTGCCGTAACCGCGGAGCATGTTCACTCTGCCAGACGCGGCATGCGCGTCACGGGCAACCTCTTGGTGCGCCTCAGCATAGCGTGCCAAAATGAGTGACAGCCGGAGCATAGCGTCTGCCGGTTCTCCGGGGAGTTGTTCATCGGATCGCCGTTGACGTGGTGCTCCACCAAATTCTCCGCCGTCCCGCACGCCTCGCACGATCCGACGATAAGCTTGTGCGCGCGCTTCCTTGAGGCTGCCGCCGATGGCGGCGCCGTAGCGTGCTGCATCGACACAGAGCAAGAAATCTGACAAAAGCGACGCTGCATGAATGTCGCGTAATCCTCCAGCCGGCCGTTTATCCGTTTCCGATCGAACGGAGTTTTGCAAAACTCGCAATATTTCGTCGGCGTCTCTTTGATAGGTTGAGCCATGCATTTCTACCTCTTTCCATCCAGCCATTTCGAGGGCGCCGAGTCGGACCAACTGTTCGGATATCCCATTAAAAAGCGGGAATGTGCCGGGTTCAACTGGCCTGGCTTTTCCGTCGATGCAGGGGAGCCAGTCGCACTCAGCCCAGACACTTGCTGAGATAGCGGTACGCCCGTATCCGTTGGCCGGGGTGGCTTCGTCCCCCGGCGTCCGTCCTCGCACGTCGGCGTTGCCCAGTTCGCCAGCATTGCCACTTCGTTCAGCGGGTGCGAGTTTTTGCCGTGCTGGTTCGAGCGCCCGTCCCGCCAGTCGCGCGCTGCTGCTGTCGGCCACGAAGTACAGTCGTTGCCTGATGTGCGGGGCTTCGACGCCCGCAGCGCACAGATCTGCCGCCCCGACGGCGTAGTCCGCACTTTCCAGGTCAGCCGAAACAATATCCAGCCAGGCGAGGCCATCCTTACTTGCAACCTGTTCGCCAAAAATTGCTGAAGGTCGGCACTCGCTGATGAGCCGATAGAATTCCGGCCAGAGGTGGCGCTTGTCTTCCGTGCCGCCCTTTTGACCTGCATCACTGAAGGGCTGGCAGGGGCAGGAGCCGGTCCAAACAGGCCGGTCGTCGGGCCATCCGGCAAGGCGCAGGGCGTAGGACCATCCGCCGATTCCGGCGAAGAAATGGCACTGAGTGAAGTCTGTGAGGTCATTCGGCTGTACGTCCTTTATGCTTCGTTCGTCCACTATCCCATTAGCGATGTGGCCGCCCTTGATGAGTTCCCGCAGCCAGGCGGCGGCATTGGGGTCGTTTTCGTTGTAGTAGTTAATCAAGATCTAGTACCTACATCGTCCCACTCCCATTTCAACCGAGTGCACTGCTGGTCACACTCCACGCACACGACGATATCGGGCTTTTCATCCTGAGTGCACACTAATAAGAAAGTCTGCCCGCCGCATCCGCACGTCGCGGCTTTCTCTCGAGGCAGAGGAAACGAAATCACATTGCTCACATCTTCGCCCCCTTTCGCAAATTACAGATCGGCGCGAGCAACTGTAGATTGTCCGGCCAGTTACTTCCACCGCGACTTAACGGAATACGGTGATCGACGTGAAATTTAAATGGCTTCGGCCAGATTCGCCGGCCGCAGCCGCACGCGCACATCCCGCGCTGCATATGAATCAACTTCAGAATATCTCGCCGAGTGAATCGTCCGGGGGCAGCTCGCTCTCTAGCTCGACGAAGATGGGCTCTGGCTGAATCTGCCGGCGCTTCGCATTCCTTGCATCGACTGCGATGGGCGAGGGGTCGTTCGACTCGCCGGAGCCTGCGACCCCGAACACCTTCCCCATGTCCTTCAGATCCTTCGCGAGCAAGCGGTCGGAGGCTATCTCCTGATTCAGCCTTCGCAGCTCCTCGAGCGTCAGGTGCGGATTGTCGGCCAACTCCTCCAACTCTGCCGCGCTCGGCGGGTCGCGCAGACCCAACTGTGCGGAATTGACCCCGAGCGCGGATGCGTCCGCATTCAGTGCAACGTTTCTCAAGAGGTCCGGGTTCGCGGTCCATGCCTCGATTAAATCAGACACCACTTCGTAAATCTTTACCTTTTTGATAGCTATCTTTTCTTTGAACCCATCGTAAATGCTGCTGGGTATCCGAACATTCAACGGTCGAGTTTCCATAATACCTCCATCTGGTGGATAAATTTTGCTAGCTAGAACCCCTGCTAGCAACGACTCTAGCTAGCCAAATTTTGGCCAAAAAGTCAAGTTTCTAGCTCGCTAGCATCGCCTGGCTAGATTTTTTTTGGGGGGAATTTCGTCGGCGGGAGGCCGCGACGGCGGGGCAAACCCAATCGCAATGCCGTCCGTGCGCCGCTGGCATTATGCCAAATCGCATTATGCAATATCGACGTACCGGGCGCCCGCCTGCTCGATTTGCGCTCATTATGTTCACTAGGTGGCGGGCATTATGACCGAGAGGTGGCCATGCGGGCGCTGTCATAATATGAGCGGAATTCATATAAAAGGCGGTTTAGTATGAGCGGAAGGGGTCACCACCCCCTCTGAGATGACCATTTTGGCTCTTTACACGAGTC